ATATGTTGGTTATTAGTAACCATATACTTTACAAAATCTTTTAACTCATCTAAATTTAATTGAACTTGGCTCATAACTTTTCTTTTTAATAATTTATAATTCTAACTTGATAACTTTGCCTGGTAATTCTGTATTCATACTTGATCTTTCAGATAATACCCACAATATTTTGCCTTTTGGCTTTATTCTAGTATAACACTCACCATCAGTAAAGTATACTAAACTTGTATACTTTCTAATGTTTGCATCATAATACTCTAGGACGGGATCAAATTCAGTCCCACCTCTACCAACAATATTCAAATCATTCTTGCCTTTATAGGGCTCAATACTGTTGATTTTTGTATCACACTGGATAATTGTAATGTCAACACCTGTTTTATAAATGTGTTGAATCTCATTCATAAACTCTTTTAGCTCTGAATCACTTACTGAACCTGAAGTATCAATAGCTAATAAGATATGCTGACGCATTTTAATTTTCAGACCTGGAAAAGCCGGAAACCTTCTATTTTCCTTTCTCTGAAGTTTCTTGGTAAATACTTTTGTACTTGTACCAGTAAATCTTCTTACATAACCTCTCCAATCAAATTTTTGTTTTACAATTTGATCTATTTTAATAAGAGAAGACATCTCACCAGGAACATAACCTCTTTTCTTTTCAGTTTGTTCTTTAGCCTCAGTAAGAATTCTCTGAATCTGACGGTCCATAAGTTTCTGTTCTGTCTCACCTATGCCTTCAAATTCATCCCATGTACTATGATCATCACAAGAATCATTTCCTTGTTCTAAATCATCAAGCAATTGATCCATAGCATCAGAACCAGAAGTACCATTCTTTTCTTTTTCTTCTTGAGCTTCCTTCAGCTTCTTATAATAATACTTAGTACCTGCTTTTGTATCCAGATTTAATTCATGATAATCATCAATCATTATACCTCTCATAGGTATCTTAGCTTCAATTTCTTTTAATTCTTCTGGTGTAGCATTATTATCTATTGCTAGTTTATGCTCAGCCATGATAGCATCTTTAAGTGCTTTATATTCATCTGCTGTGTAATCACCACCAGGTAACCATGTATTATTTATATACTGGTTAATCTCCATGTCCATTGCAATATTGGCCATCTTTCTATCAGCAAAAGTATGATAAGCTGTTAAGTGTCCAAATGCAATGTGTAATAGTTCGTGTTTTAACAAACCTAATCTATGTAAATCAGTCAAACCACACCAGAAAGCTTCATTGATTGCTAACTGGTAGTTTATTCCATTCTTACTAACTCCTGCAGTAGGAATGTCATTTCTCCAATGCTTGTTAAGCTGAATTAGAAAATAGCCATAATAGGGCTCTTTAAGCATAAGGTCCTTACCGGCCTTGCTTAGTAAATCTACTTTATTCATCTTTTGCTTTTATTTGAATTTCATTCACAAAATCATACCCATACTGATTCAGACTCTTTTTCATTTCTAGAAAATATAATTCAAAATACAACTCAACATAAGGAGATTTCAACTTTACTTCATTAGGTAAAACAGTATTCAAGAGTGTTAAACTCATTGCTCTGTTCTCTAGGGAAGCTTGAAGAAAACTACCAAATCTTTTTGTGAGATCTGTATAGAAATTATTATGCATCCAAAATTTTTCAGACTTACCTGCAAATACAATAATGATAAAAACCCACTGAAGATTATCTTCAATATCAAGGGATTCTAATATTGTTTTTGCCATTTCATGGTTACTTTCATCAGGTGACTTAATCATTGCAATCAGATTCTTACATTCTTCTTTTCCAAATAAGAATTTTTCCATCAGTCTTCTTTGTTAATAACACCGTCTATATTTATTACTTTTGGTCCAAGTTTTTCCACATCATAACCTTTTACCTTTATTAAAAATTCTTTGTATTCATCAGTAGTTATTGAATGTAAACCTTTATATATTTCTTTAGAATCAAATATTTGTTTAACAGCTCCAAACATATTTACTGTATTTATATACATTTCACCCATAAATGAGTCATCTCTATTTAAAATAGATGAGTCTAATACCAATGTGGTAACTTTTTCATCATTGCTATCTCTTGTAAGAGTAAGCTCTAATGATAAACTTCCCTCATCAGGATTTGCTTCATTTGTGAAAACCACTTTGATTTTCTCATTTTCCAGTCTAATAATTTTTTGTTCTTCTTCCATGATTATTTATTTTTTACATTTTACTAAATAGAGAGTTCTCTCTACATTTTTTAACATGCTTCTCAATAAAAGCTAAATACCTATAAATGCATTTAAGTGTTTTCATAACTATTTTACTTTATAGAATCTCCCTAAGATATTACCATTCAGAAACTGTTCTTTTTCTAACACTTCATGTACAAATTGGTGTTTTGTTTCCTGATAAGTAAGCTCAGTACTTGAGTAACATATTCTAAGAATTTCTCTTTTAATATTTACACCCATTTTATGCGCTTCTTTCAGTATTTTATTAGAGCTATAATAATTAAGAAAATCTGGTCTAAGAACTCTAGTATACTTTTTAAGTCTCTTATCAGTACTCATAGCCAAAGCTTTCTTACCCAAGGGTCTTTTTATATTAGCAAAGAAGTTCTTCTTACCTATGTAAGAAACAGACTTACCATCTATTATAGCTGTCATAAGATAAATAAATCCTATTCCTCCTTCTGGGATATCAGATTCTTTAAATACTTTTCCTTTGTATGTCCAAAAATCCACACTCATAATTTACTTTTTATTAAATTAAATACAATGTTCCTTGTTTCTTGAACACCTCTAGCTTTAACAGTATCTGAAATGTCCTTCTCAAATGGTAATATTAAGTAATCAAAACTATATCTCTTTTGATATGCTTTAGAAGCTTCAAGTCCGGGCTCATCATTATCAAATAGTACTATGATCTTACTATACTTATGCATATACTTTTTCATAATACCTTCAGAAATAACAGTGTTCTCACTATCCGGAGCAATTGCTTCAGCATTACCAATACCAAGAGTCTTAAAGGACATGATATCTTTTAAAGACTTAGTAAGAATAAGATACTTAGACTCAAAATTAACCTGCTCAGAACCTTGAATATAATCAGAGACTTTAATAAACTTACTTTTTTTATTTTTAGGTTGATAGATCTTATACAAAGTACCATCTTTTCTAAAATAACCATAAGTATAATTATTCTCAAATCTTAATTCTTTTAGCTCACCATCATTATCTGTTTTACTAAGTATAAAATACTTCAGTGGTTGAACATTATGTTCATTTAATAGTTTAGAACCTATTTTATAGCTCATCCAGAAATCCTGATCAAGATTATTCCAGTGTCTTATTTCATAATCAGAAACTTCATACCTGCTTTCAGCCACATACTCTCTGGGAGTAATGTCATGCCTAGAAATGTATTCTGAATAGTCATCCATTATCTTTCTTACAGCAATACCTCTAGATTCTAGATTATAATAGTGTAACACAAAATCAATTGTATCACCAGATTTACCAGTAGAGAAATCCTTAAACCTATACTTACCCATTTTATCTGAATATATACAAAAGGAAGGTGTCTTCTCTGCAGAAAATACTGATTTAATTTTAACATCTTGTCCAGTAAGTTTTTCTGGAAGATTAAGATAGAATTCAAAAGGCCATTCTGTAGGAACTTGATTCAAATCATATATAATTGCTTTAGTAGAAATCATAACAATTTATTTTAGAATAAAAAAGGGAGCACTGAGACTCCCTTTCTCAAAAGTTAATTACTTTTAATCTAAGCTGAAGTCAGCAGCATTCTTACTTGGTATAGCTAAATCAGCATCTTCACCAAATTCTTTTTTCTCAGTTACTTCAAGCTTTTTAAGGTGTTTAGTCTCATTATACTCAACAACTTTACCACTTTCAATAGTACCGTAAGAGTATTTGTTACCTTCACCTTTTGGTAAAAATAAATCATAGTTAGTATAACCAGTTTTACCCATATATTCTTTACCAGCTACACACCAGTTAAGATATGTATCTTTAATTGGAGCATTTGCACTAAAGTTTTTAACAAACTCTTCAATAGTATCATATTTATTATCTTGAGCAATAAACCATTCATCAATACCATATGTATGTGCTAAGTTCTTTAAGAAAATCATAATTGATCTATCTCTTTGAATCTTAATACCAGATTTTGTTTCACCATCAGCAAATGCATATTGACTAGCTTTTAATCTACCAATTTGACCTGCATAATGACCTTTACTTTCATCATCTTTGTCAATCAAAAACCCTTCAAAATCATCAATAGCTGGGGTTTCTACATTCAACATTAAGTGATATGCACCTTCAATAAATGAAAAATCTTCTAAGTGAATAGAGTTAATTTTTAAAACTTGATTACCTGGTGTAATTGTTTTTGGCACCCCTGTGCCTTTTCCTAAATCAGTTGTACTTAAAGCCATCTTTTTTCTTTTTTAATTGTTAAACTTACTTTTTTATTTTACATATACTTCATCCCAAGAAACTTTTAATGTTCCATCAGTAGAATCAGCAATTACTATTTCTTTGTTTCTCAAGTGATCGGGTCTTGCACCACATGTTACTTCATCATTTGTTTTAAAACTCAACATAGTTTTAGTACCCTTACGGTACATATAACCAATAGCATCTGCATTAGCACAAACTAAAGACTTTATTTTACCTGTCAAATCTATATTAGCAGCCATAACCATTTCACCTTTATCATCAACTTGTTTGTCTTTGATGTGACCAGATAAGATTACATACTCAGCCAATGTATCCACAAAATCCAATACTTGGAAAAAAGCTTGGCGAATATACAAATAACCTGCACCATTTGGTAAAGTTGTTATATTATCTCCATCATAATTTTTACCCATTGATGTTTGACGGTAAAGTTTTATTGCAAGTGGATGAATCATTTCTTCCAATGCTGTTACAGTATCTATAGTAATATAAGTATAAGGCTTATCAGCTTCTCTAATAGCTTTACCTGTATCCAATAACTCTTGTAAACTAGTAATAGGAATTTTTAATGCTTCAATAAAATCTGCACCATGTTCTAAATCTAAGATTAAATTATTCTCAAGACCAGCATAACAAGTAGTTTTACCTGTTTTTGGTTTTGAATAAATAACCAATCTTTTAGGATTAGCT